ACGGCCAACCTCCGGCGCTTGTAGGGCCGGACGGCCGAGCGGTGGACTGGGACAAGTTCACCCCCGAGGAGTGGCGCTACAACCCAGGACGGGAGGCCTTTGCGCCGAACTTCTCGAAGTACGAGGCGCTTTCCCGGATGCGGATGAGCGACGGTCGTACGGCCCTGCGCCACGTGGTGGACCGCTACCGCGCCGACATGGATCAGACGCGCCTGACGCAGGGCGAGTTCAAGACGCTCCTTGACCGGATGAACGAGAAGGACTATGTGCCCCAGGGAATTCTGTACCAGGTGGGAAACCTGGACACCGACCGCTTCGCCGCCATGGAAAAGGTCGGGGTGGGAGACTCGCGAGTCATGGCGTTGGACGCCGACCTGTACCACGGCACCGCTGACAAGGTGTCGGATCAGAAGATTCCGAAAGATCGGTTTGAAGAGCTTTACGAGACGCTTCAAAGCCCAGAACGGATTTACGAAAACACCGAGCCGAAGTATCCGCGTCTTGGGAAGGAATTTCATTTCGTCAAGGATACGAAGGATGGGAAGTCGATCACGGTGGTGCTTAGGCGGATGCCCGGTGCGGCTTTAAAGATTAGGACAATGGGCTGGATTGAAGATCAGCATTCGGGGGGGGCGTATGAAAAAATATGGTAGCCGACGGGCGGAATTTGCGTCCGCTGTACTTCCCCCGGTTTTACCCGAAGAATGCATCTCTCAATCTGCTTCTCATCGGCTACCACGTATAAGTATAGCGCCGCTTCGCGCGGCAATCAAGGAGGATGCTCATGATCCTGCAACGAGACCCGCGCATGCGGGAGGAAATCAAGAAGAACGGCTGCTACCTGATGAGCCTGCTCTTTCTTGCCAACAAGCTGACCAACGTGCCGCTGTCGGCGGAACTCATCACAGGAGACCTGTTCAACGTGTTTGTTTCCAACGGCTGGATGAACACCAGCTGCTACATCCTGGACCCGGAGCGCATCCTCCGGTACTTCGGCGTGGAGGCCTCCTATACTGGGATTCATGAAAGCCCTGACCGTTTATGCGGGGCTGGAGAAATTGAAGTTCTCTATTTCAAGCATCCGACAGCGGGAGGCCACTTCGTAGCCGGGGACGGCGCGGGGCACGTGGCCTTCGATCCGTGGGGCGTCAGCCGCTCGGCGACGGAAGGCATACTGGAAAGTAAGCGGATTTTCAAGGTTAAGTCGGTTTCGGAGGCGAAAGCATGAAAACGCAAAAACGGGCCATAGAAGCATCCAGAAATGGCTTCCCTTATCATTTTACCATTTTTTTATTTAAAGCAAAATTAAAGCCATTTGAACGGCTTGTAGGGCAAATTGAAAATTGGTCTGGGGAATCAATTTTACATTTTTCCCTAGCAAGGAGGGTCTATGCCTGAGATCATGATTTTTAAGACAGGAAAATACCCCCAAGGCGACTGGCCAAAGGATCGGGTGCAGCGGATGGTCGATGCTTACGATCCTGACAAGGATATCGAAGCACCGGTGGTGATTGGCCACCGATTCTACGCTGACACCGACGAAGCGCAGTTTGCCCATGGTTGGGTCAAGAGTCTGCGCATGGACGGATCAGGGAAGGTGTATGCGGATATCCCCGAGTTTACCTCGGAGGTCAAGCAGGCCCTTGCAGAAAAAAAGCTCCGCTACGTATCTGCAGAGATTTATGAGTTTGACAAGCTTGACCCAAACCAGCCGCCATACCTGCGTGCCGTTGCGCTCCTGGGCCGTGATACTCCGGCTGTCCCTACTACACGGCTTCCGAGCCTCTTCGGCCTTATGGGCGACGGAGCGATGAGTGTGGTCGATGAAAAACAGCATATTGCGGCCTTCACCCGCAAGGTGAGTGCCGAAGAACTAAGCATCCTGTCGTCGGAAGGACGGCAAGAGGAAACCCAACACCTACAGGAGGAAGCTATGGGTGATGTTGAGAAACTGCAGGCCGAGCTTGCGAGGAGTAACGAGCAGCTCGCCGCCTTCCGCAAGGAAAACGAAGAGCTGAAGTCCGCGTGGAAAAAGAACGACGCGACCGAGTTCTTCGGGAAGCTGCGGGACGAAGGCAAGCTTGCACCGGCGCTGTTCGATCGCGCCGTGGCGCTGGATGTCAAGCTTGGTGACGAAGATCGCAAGGAATTGCGCGCGCTTTTCGGAGAGCTTTCCACTACGGTCGATCTTACCGGCACGCATGTGGCGGACAAAAAGCGGGCCGGAAGCCCCCAAGCGGGAAGTGCGTCGCTCACCGCCAAAATCAGGGCATTCCAGGCGGAAAAGAAGATGGCCACCTTCGCCGACGCGGCCGCCGCGCTGTACGCGGAGAAGCCCGAGCTTTTTGATGAAGGAGGAGAGGAATGAGCAATCGCAGACCATACGTTGCTGAATCGTCCATCGCCCCCGGTACCGGAGTGGTCCAAGGAACGGCCGAGAACCAGGTCAAGGCTCCGGGGTCCGGCGGATCCGGCGATTACATCGGGGTGTACCCCTTTGAGGCCAACGCATCCAAGGATGTCGGGGAATCCGTCGGTATCGAGCTTGACGGTGTGGTCAAGGTATTGGCGGGTGGATCTGTAACCGCTGGGAAGAAGGCGGTCCTTAAGTCCGATACCTCAGGGTCCTTTGTTAACGTGCCCACCGCCCCAGGCAGATACTACACCTGCGGCACGTTCCTCCAGTCCGGCTCGGCCGGGGAGTATGTGGACATGATCGTGGAGCGCGGTAGCGTTACCATCACGGCGTAAGTCAAGGAGAAGGTATAATTATGGGAAGAGAAAAAGGATATGTCAGTCCACTCTTAAGCAATCTTGCGAGTGACTATTCAGCTAAAGTGCGAGAGGGGCTGGTCGGCCCCATCATCTTTCCGCGCATCCCGGTGGGCAAGCCCTCCGGCAAGTACGCGACCTTCAGCGCGGAGACCGCCTTTAAGGTCCCCGATACCATTATGTCTGGGGAACGCGCCCGCGCGGCAGAATTTTCTGCCTCCGGCGAGATGGTGAGCTTTGCCACCGCCGCGCATGGCCTCAAAAGCTTTATCGACTATGCTGACCTTGAGTTCATGGACGGTCCGTTCAAGCTCTGGGAGAAACGCAAAGTTGAGCTACTGACAGCCAAGCTGGAAGTGGCCCAGGAGAAGCGGATCGCCGATACGATCCTCGCCCTTGCGGGTCGGTCGACCACACTGTCCGGCACCGGTACGGCCAAGACCAACAAATGGGCCAACGCCTCTGACACCCTCGGCGGCGACCCCTACGCGGCCATTATCGATGCCATCTCTAACCTGTTCATGCGACCGAATCTGATGATCATTCCCGAAGCCGTATATGACGCTATCGAGTTTCATCCTCGGCTCATCAGCAAACTTGGTGAGGCAAATCTGATTAAGAAGGTGGACGAGGCTAACCTCTCCAAGCTCTTCCGTATCGACCGCGTCATAATTGCCAAGGGTAAGGCGGACTTTGGGAAGCGGAATGCCTCCAAGTCTGTGACCCTCTCCGGACTCTGGGGTACCAACGTTGTGCTCGCGTATGCCAGCGATGTATGGGATGAACCTTGTGCGGGTAAAACCGTGTCAGTCAACTATCAAGAGGCTGACAATAACGGCGGATTCGTGGTCCGCAGCTGGGACGAGGAAGATGGCGGCGTGCTGGGCGGTGAGTACGTCCAGGTCGCGCATGACACGGCAGAGCTCGTGGTAGCCCCCGAGCTGATCTACAGCATCAAGGACGTGCTCTGATTGCCTTTGTAGGGCGTACCTGAGCGACGCGAGGATGGGAGTTGAGCTATGGCGTATTGTACCATTACGGACCTGCAAGCCGCCTACGGCGATGACAAGATAAGCGCCTGGAGCCGCATGGATCCCGACGCAGTGGACAGGGCCATAGCCGACGCCGGGGCCGAGATTGACGGGTACCTGCTTTCGGGCGGGTATCCGGTTCCTCTCGCGGGCCCGCCCGCGAACGTCAAGAAATACTGCATCGACATCGCTGCCGCCAACCTTATCGTAGGCGTCGGCGTGCTGAATGACGACCCGGGAGGAAATGCCGTCATCGAGCAGGCCAAGGCGGCCCGGCGCTACCTGGAAAAGGTAGCGGAGGGCAAGTTTCGGATTCCCGGATACGCCCAGGAAGGCGAAACCGCGCGGCCCCCGTCGGGGAACGTACAAGTGTCGGCGAGACCCAGGCTTGAATGGGAGGGGTATTGATGGCTGGCGCTGGCATAGAAGTACGGCTCGATGAACGGGAATATCAGGCGATTCTTGATGCGCTTGCCCGTGCCGCCATGCCGGACTTAAAGAAGATCGCCGAGTTCGCAGGCGGGGAGCTAGATTTTATCAGCAAGGCGGCCTTCACGACTGAACAAGATCCCGTCACCGGGACAAAGTGGGAGCAGCTGAAGAAACCGCGCAAGGATGGGTCGACGCGGCCCATCCTGAACGCGGGCGGGCAGCTCAAGCGTTCCCTAGTGTGGGAATCATTTCCGGACGGATCGGTGATTTACGGATCGAATGTGGTCTATGCCCGCATACATCAGCAGGGCGGTCAGGCGGGACGAGGCCAGAAGGCGCTTATTCCGGCGCGGCCATACATGGGCGTTCCACAGGATTTTGACCGAAGAATTCTCACCGACCCCAAGGTGCTTGAATGGCTGGGCATGGCAGGAGGCGAGTCGTGATTAAAGCAGCCAAGGATTTGCTTGCGGCAGTAATTGCATTCCGTGTGCCGGAGGCTACTATTGTGCGCTCCGCAAAGGATGAGGCGCAGGCGGTTATGGCCAGAAAGTGGCCGCTGGTGTCTCTCATCACTAATCCGGGGACCTTCGATGAGTCGGAGGCACGGACGGTCAGGTTTTACGACGAGACGGCCAAGACTTGGAAACAGCGCTACGTGCGCGGCAAACGAGTTTTGCCTGTCCTGGTGCGGTGCTGGGCCGAGGGAGAGGAAGCGGCGGACTCCTTGTTCAGCCGGATCATCCCTGCAATTCCCAGCCGATGGGAGCATGACGACTTTGCGGGGTCGATAGAGATCATTGCGGAGGAACACTCGGATCATACGGGCAACACGGCAAAGCTGTACCTGTCAGTCGCCGAAGTGCGGTTCAGCATCCCGGCGGCTATGGAACCGACCGTGGTGCCGACCATCGACGAGATAGTCATCGCGACCCCAGAGGTCGCGAGTCCCAAAGTCTAAGGAGGGCTTATGTCGAACAAAACCAATGGCGGCCCGGATGAGGCCGCCGATACGAAGAAAGGGCCGGTGCTCTCGGACGCCAAGGCATCCATGACGGTCGAAGAGCACGCCAAGCGGCAGAGGCTGACGGCCCCGATCTTCGCCGCCGTCATGCAGTCCAAGGGCTGGGCGAGCGGTAAAAAGGTTACGAAAACAGAGTTTGAAGAGGCTATAAACACCTTTTTAGACTCGCCTATGGGAGGTAAACGATAATGCTGCCAGGTGTAAGAAATATCATAAAAGACGGCGCCATGGGAGTACTGGGTAAAGATGCTACGGGCGTCTTTGCCGCTGTCGGTGTCGCCGCTAAATACGGCCAGGGCATCCTGGCAATTACCGATCCTGACAAGGTTGACGAATTGCTTGGAGATGGTCCTTTGCGGGACCTGATCGTGAGCGCGCTGTCCATCGCCAAGACTACAGTCTACGCTGTGGCATTGCAAGGCACCACGCCCGGGACACTTTCGGCGGTTACGCCCGGATCCGGCAATACCGGCACCGGCTCTATCAGTGTGTCGGGGTCGCCCCGGAACGAATATGATGTGCAGGTGGACATCTTAAGTAGCGGAGGCCTTAACAAGGCGACGTTCCGCGTTACCGTAGACGGGCTCCCTGGGAAGCAGATCACCGTTCCGGATACCCCTGGAACCTATCTTATCCCCGGTACGGGCATTACTATCTCCTTTCTGCCTGGTTCGACCGGTTTTGCCGAAGGTGACAACTTCTCATTCCATGCGACCGCCCCAGCGGCTACCAATGCCGAAGTGCTCGCCGCCATCGATACCATACTCGCGGCAAAACTCGACATCGAGTGGATCGCCGTGGCCGGCATCTCCAACGCTGCCCTCTGGTCCGCGCTGGCGACCAAGGCCGAGGGCGCGGCCGAAAGCTACCAATACCTCTTCTTTGTCGCCCAGGCGCGGTATAAGACGAGTGTTGAAAGCGTCGACGAATGGGTGATGGCTCTTGCAGGACCTGAGCGTGGAACTGTAGCGTCTACGCGACTTCAGGTATGTGCAGGCTGGATTGAGGAGTCTGATCCGAATGGACAGGTTGATATACGCGGACTTATCGGCGCCTACTGCGGCAAGCTCGCCGCGCGGAACGTGCACCAGGGACCGGACGCCGTCCGATATGGACCTATTCCTGCCGCCACTGCACTCGCCCCCGCCGGGATCAATGACGGCCATATCGAGACCCTCAAAAATGCCGGGTACGTAACAGCCCGCACCATTATTGGACTCAACGGGATATATGTGACCTCGGGGCAGATGATGAGCGAAGAGGGCAGCGATTTCGACCTGGTCGAGCGCCGCCGGGTCATGGACAAGGCTTGCAGGCAGGTCCGCACCGCCCAGCTCGTTTGGGTGAACGATGCGGTCAAGGTCGGAGCCGACGGCTCCCCTGAGGGCATCCAGATGCTTGTTGCTCAAAGCGAGAGCCCGCTCAAAACCATGATCACGAACGGCGAGATATCCGACGGATATGTCGTAGTCCCGGATGGGCAAAATATCCTA